TTATTGTTGCATTTGATCCAACGAATACATTGTTGTAAACAGTTCCACCCATTTGCATTCCGAACGGAAGATTCATTTGAACACCAGCATCATCTACTCCAGCCAAAACATTTGTGCTAGTTCCAATAGTGGCTTGTAAATTATTGACTGCTGTTTGAGCAGCATCAATGGCAAGGTTTGCTTGAGTTAGTTCGGTTTGTGCAGTTGCTTGTGCGGTAGACGCTTCTGTTTTTGCTGCAACGGCTTCAGATATTGCTGTCTGAGCCTCTGTTATTTGTGTTGTTATATTATTTATGGCGGTAGTTGCAACAGTTACTGTAGCCTTTGCATCTTGAACTATCTGAGAACTTTGATCTATTGGGGTAACAGATAAATCAACACTGCTAATAGTATTAATAGCGGTTTGAACATTATTTATTTCTGTGTTAGCCAAAGATATTTTTGTGGCTACTTCTGCCGTAATAGATTGGGCTTCGGAATATTCGGTTTGTGCTTGTGTTACCTCTACTATGGCATTGTTTGTGGCTGTATTGGCTTGCTGTACCTCTGTAGTAGCCGTTGCAATAGCGTCATTAACTGCCTGTTGAGCAGGACTTACAACAACTTGTTCTTGATTTTCTGTAGCATAAGCACGATCTGGAGCCATAACTCCAAAAATTGTTACGCATAAACCTACCCCAAAGGCTATTAATAGTCTTCGTTTTAGTTTACTCAATTAAGGGGCATCTCCAATGTATAACTATATTAGTAATTATACCATTTTTAATCATAAAAAAGAGGGTAGAAATTAATCTACCCTCTAATTTTATTAAGAAATTATTTCCTTGAAAGAATTAATTTCTGTAGTGCTGCAATTTGCTTGTTGATTGTTGCAATAAGTGCAACGATTGACTTCAAGATTTCAGCATTGGAAACCTCTGCTGTGCTTGGAGCAACCTTATAAGAAACTACCTTAGCAGAATCTGTTGCTACGTATGCAGGTAGATCAACTACTGCATTGTATGCTCCAGTGTTATTACCAACGGTGAACTGATAAGTCTTTGATCCGTTTGTAAATGTATCTGTTGAAGTTGCTGTTCCAACTAGTGTTAATCCACCAGCAGAAATTGCTACTCCTGTTCCAAGTGTTGCTGCATCATGTACCTTAGCACCTGAAATATCAGTTGCAGATACAGTTAATTTTGCAATTTCGCCTGGAAGGTATGAATCTTTGTCAAACTTTGCTGTGTACTTGTTTACTGCTTGACCACAACGTGCATCAAACTCGTTTGAGTAGATGACTGAAAGATCTGCAAGAGTATGCTTGATGCGTACCTTTGTTGATCCTGATGTAGCAGCGCATGTCCATCCACCAGTTTGTACTGCTGTAGCAGATGATGCTCCAGCAACAGAAACGGCAGTTACCTGTGCGTCATACTTTGCAGTATCAGCAGTTGGAGTGATTGACGCTAGTTGATTACCAGCAGCATCCTTGACTACAAAGTCATAGGTTCCTGTACGTGCTCCGCCAGCCTGTGCAATGTCTTCACCAGAAACTACAATAGATGCAGCCTGACCAGTAAATGTAATTGACTTAGTTGCTAGAGTTGTACCATTGAATGTAACAGTAATTGTAGTTGCTACTGGCTTGTTAGCATTAGCAGTACCTTGGGTTACATAAAGAACTCCTGCCACACCAGTCTTTGCTGCTGCATTAACTTGTGTAGTTGGTGCCCCGTCCCATGCTACTACTGCGCCATTTGAAGCAGTTGCTTGAATTACGCCATTAGTTGATAGCGCTGCTGCGTAAGCATCCATTGCACGAACATTTACATATCCTGTGCTAGCGTTAACAACGGTTGTAGATCCAGCAACATCTGCATTAGATGTTAAGGTTCCTTGTGTTGATGTATCTTGTACACGAACATAAGAATCTGCTACAGACAAAACATTTGTCTTTGCAACAGTTGAAGCATAAATTGTTTTAATGTCAACTGTAGAAGTGGCTGATCCAACCTTCTTTTTTTGAGTTACTGTTACAGTGCCTGCACCGTTAACAGTTAACTTAACATTCGTAGGCAATACAACTGCTGTTGAAGTTGTTGCTGTAAATGTAAATAATTTACCTAAATTGGTAAGTGTAACCCCTGTAGGGTTTGACCCTGCTGCCGTGTAATCAGTAAATGTAGCAGGTCCAGAAATCTCTAGTGAGACATTGTCATCTGCTGTAGCAGCCAAAGATTCGCTAGTTGTTAGTGCAACTACTGCATTAACTCCAGCCTCTGCTTTGGTTGTGTCCGCTAATACTGTTACTCCACGAGCACCTGCAGCCAACGAATCGGATAATACATATCCGTTAGTTATTGCTGCTTGAGCCTGCGGAATTGCAACAAAGAACGTGCTTGCCAACGCTGCAGCGGTAACAAGTGCTATTCTTTTAAATGAATTCATTTTTCTCCTTGTTGTATTATATTATGTTTAATTTATCCAAGAAATCCTTAACATCGTTAGGCATTTCCCGATTGTCTAATTCTACCATAGACTTCTGCTTTTCTGCAAGTCGTGTAGATGTGGACCATGTATGAATATCAATCTCAAGATTAGTATGCTTTGGAGTGTGAGATATTGCTCCAAATACCGCCCCGCAGACGGCATCTGCTAAGTCTTTAGATTTTTTACGTGGATGGTCAACTCTGTTACCTTTCATTATTTTTAATTCTGACATTTCTTCTAATAATATTGGAATCATTGGAATAGCGACACGCTCTTCATAAATCATCATTGCTAGATCTTCATAATGTTTTTTAGCAACTGATACTGTCTCTGTTTTAATTCCAACAGCCTGTAATTCATTTTGAATATCAAAAGATTGCCAACGGTCAAAAGAAACCATTCCAATATTAAAGCCTTCTCTACGAAGATTAATAATCCACTGTTTTACTTCTGACAGGTTTACTGGTCCTTCTGCTCTTGGCTCCCACCAAGCAACGGCATCAACGACTACAATTGGTGCTACTTGTTCATAATCCTTAATAACTTGAATGTTTACCCACTTGTCAACATGTGCAATAGCAACAGCACACTTATCGTGTTTTTGTGCAAGGTCAGCATGAATGTAATATGTTTTTTCTGGATCTGGCTTAAAGCCTTGGTCAAACCTTCTAAAAGAATCTAGTGGGTTTCTAGTGTTCATACACTTTTCTAATTTTTCTTTTTGTTTAAAAAATGCATCAGATGCAAATGTTGGAGTACATGCAAAGCGCATCATTGCATCTCCTAAATCTGTATAAAAGGCTAATTTAAAATCATCTATTTTACGAGTAGGGTTTACTTCCCATGTTGGTCTTTTAAGTGCTAATATTTTTGGAACTTTGTATGAAATAATATTATCTTCGTCCCACGAAATTTCAAAACGATTGCTTGCATCTTCGTGTGGCAAGTCTTCGTTCATAATAAAAATATGTTTCTTTTCAATAGTTTCTTTTTCTGCAATAACATCTTCATATCTTTTAGAAATAAAGTCACCTTGATAACGAGGGAATGAAAGTAATACCACCTTGCCTAAATCTGGAAAACGAGAATCTACAGAACCACGGAATGCTTTATAAATATTTTCTGCAGTCTTACCCTGTTCATTACCAGTACCAACTTCAGATGCAAAACCAGAAATTTCATCAAGCACTGCAAGTAGTAAGTTTAAACCCTCATGTGATTCTCTTTCTGAATGACCAGAGTAAACTGTAATTGATTTATCAAATTCTACTGAGTCTGCTTTTGCATTGTATCTGCCAGCAAACCAAGGTGACTTTTCAATTTTTGTTTTAAACCCTTTGAAGAAAACATTTTTTGCTTGTTGTGCGTTAATAGCGACGTTAATTAAATCTATTGCATCTCCAGTTGGCTTACCAAAATATCTTGCAGGATCTTTAAGACATAACAGTTTATACACAATGTATGCACAAGCAACGGTAGACACAAAGTCTTTTCCAGATCCTTTGCCTAATTGTAGGATAATTTCATTTTTTGTATATTTGTCGTAATACCTTGAACCTTCAGCATCACCATATAGGTCTTGCAAATCTTCTTTTTTAAATATTTGACTCATTGCCTCTACGATGTCATATTGAACTGGAGACAAGGGTGGTTGTCCTAAATAATCAGAAGACTCTACAAATGTTTTAGCGTCTACTGGCTTTTCTTCAAAGTGGTTTTCTTTTAATACTTCAAGAAAATCATTGAACATCGTGGACAATTGTAATCACTTCTCCTTCTTTGGCAATCTGAGAGAGGCGTTGCATAATTAAATCACGTACTTCTGGATGTGTTGAAGCAATTTCTCTAAGTATTTCAACTAGCACTTCTTGTTTTCTTTCAATTTCAACTATCTCTTCTGCAAGTTCTTTGTTTTCTAACAATCCAGCCTTTTGCAACATTTCAATTCTAGACTTCTCAATATCCATAACTAATTTAATTGCTTGAGTTTTTGCACTAAGATTATTTGTCATTGAGGCTTCATCAATAACCTCATAAGACTTTGAAATAAGTTTGCTGTAATGCGTATCTGCAGCAGCAAGAGCCTCTTTAGCACGAGCACGAATGGCATCATTAGCAGAAGCCATAACCTTCCACTCATTAATAAGTGCAACAACACGAGTGCGTGG